CGGGTTTATGATTTCAATAACAACCATATCCCCAAAGTGATTCACTGTTAGTGATTCCGCATAAGCTTTTGCATCTGCCCTACCACTTCCGCCTGCTGCCTCTCCATGTGTCTTTGCAGTCCATCCTCTTCGAAGCGTTCCTCCAAGTTTCCCGGAGGTATTTACTCTCTTTGTGTATTTGTCACCTTTTTTATGATTCTTTGAATCCCTCTTTGCAACAACTTCAACCTCTTTTGAGTAGTCACCTACAGGTGTTCTCTTGATAACCGTAGTCAAAAGCCTTGCTGCTAACTCCTTTGCACAAGCATCTATAAATCCCGATACGTCCTCAGGCTTTATTTCATTCAACTTTCTCTGAAAGCGTCTTAATTGATTCGCATTAAATCCACCTAAGTTCCCCATTATGCCCACCTGTCAAACATATCAAGCATAATTTCTTGATGTGTATCAGTATATACTGCAGGTACTCCACTCGCTTTATAAGCATTCCGGCCTACAACTACTTTAGATCCAGGCTTAATCATTACATTAGGTGAAATAAAAAGTTTAACTGTTTGCCTATTGGTTGCTCCTGTTCCTGTCTGTCCAACGGTGTTTAAACTTCCATACGAAACTTTACATGGTTGATTTTCAAGCACTTTTACTTCTAAAGCCTTTGTTATTTTAGTTCGTTCATTACGAACACTTTGCATCTCAATAACATCACATTTTTCTGTAAAATAAATGTCTTCCATAGCTTTTCTGGCCAAAGCTCTTGCTCGCTCCAATACACCTACCATTTAATTCTCCTATGTCTCATAAGTTCAGTTTTACCATATGACTTAAGATAATTGATAAATGCATCAAGTCTCTGCTCATGCGTTTTTGAGCCTTCACCTACAGCAAATGTAGTATCCATATCGCCAGCTTTTATTTGCTTCACAGCTATATCAAGATTAAGCATGGAAAGTGCGTTCGGAGCAAATGTCTTTTTATGTTCTAAAAATTCACCGATGGCATAATCAACTGTCACAAATTTCAAAGCACCCGGAATATCATCCGGGCACTTTTTAAAATTGCAATAATTGCAAACATATTGTGCAGCCTTTTCAGCTTGATACTCTATTGTAGAGTTGTCTCCCTCTGTGACGATATACCCAAACATTTGTAACCGTAAGCCTATCAAACGAATCAGATCTTCTAATACCATACGGTCCTCCTTTTTTGACTATCCTATCTTGTGCTTGAATGCTACAATTCTGATCTGCTTTGGCTCGTATACCATCTTCCAGTTCTTTGCATTTGCAAGCTCTGCTTCTGTAGGCGTCTCCTGATTTGCTCTTGCGAGGTTCTGCCATGCAATGCCTCTTGGATGCATAATAAATGTCTTTCTGTTGATCAAGTAATCAACTCCTGATCCCTTCTTCTTATCTCTATCAACCTCAGTAGGAACAAAGCCCACAGGAGAACCATTTCCGTATGCTATAGCTCCCTGGCCAAACAAATAAGTTGTGTATGTACCGCTATCAACAGGACATCCGTCATCTACAATTACCCTTCTTCCCTGATATACCTCAAACTCTACATCCGTGCTGTCTCTTTCAGTCTGTATGAGGTTCTGCTTCTTCAAAAAGGCTTTTGTTGCGCTATGCATAGCTACCGCTGTAAGCTGTCCCTGTGCATCTCCTAAAAGCTGACAAGCATCAATGAAGGCTGAAGCGGAAATGTTCTTTGCCGCAGCACTTGATGCGGTGGTAATGTCAAGAATATGATCCTTTAAAGGCACTTCTGTAGTACCTCCATTTACCCAAGAGCCAAAAACACCTGACAAAATCTTAATCAATATTCTCTGATTCTCTCTTGCCCAGTATCCCGCTACAAGGTCTCCAATAGCGGCCATAGGATCTACTCCGGACAATGCAGCAGATAAATCTGTTGCAGACCACATATTGGCCTTTCTAATAGTAGTAGATACATCATTCTTTGATGTGATTTTCTTTGCTGTAAGGTCCTGCCCCTCAATTACATCCTCAGACGCTCCGGTCAGATCCTCAAAGAATGGCATATTGTGTATAGGTGCCGCCTCAGACGCAAGTGCATCAAATTCAGCATTATTAACTGCAATACCTGATTGAAAAAGCGCTGATAAAGCCATTGTTCTGTTAACCACATAAGGGTTAAATAGTGTAGGTACAATAACATCCGATAAAGTTGTTCCGTTTGCCATAATAATTTAATTCCTCTCTTAAATGTTTAATGTTATCCCTGCTGCAGATGCCAACTGTTTTGCCTGCACAGGATCGTTCTTCAAAATCTTTCCTTGCTCAGTCATGTTAAAGCTTTCCTTTTTCCAAGGATTGACTATACCGCCTGAACCACTACCACCGGCAGGATTATACCCATTCGGCTTGTTCTCTGTTTTGAAAAGATGCGGTAAGGATTCTCTTAAAGGTTTAAGTACATCATCAATGCCGATAGGATTACCGTCTTTATCAAAGTTAAACTTATCAAGTCCACCCTGCTTATAGATTAAGTAATCAGAGTCCAAAGCACCTGCTTCTGCAAGTTTTGCTTTCAGTGCATAGCTCTTGGCAGTATTAGCTGCTTCCGTCTGCATAGTCCTTATTTGCTCTTCATAGTTCTTAATCTTTTCTGTAAGCTCTGTATTATCCCCGGCATTCTTTTTCAGTTCCTCAATAGTGCCTTCAGCCGCTTTAAGTTCCTTTACCTTGTCATTGAATTCTGTTTTAGGTACAGCATTTTTAGGAAATTCTGACTGCACTGCGGTCATGACCGCTGTTACATCAAGCTTTCCATCTTCAACCTTTGCACCCTCAAGAATTGTTTGTAACCATTCCAACATGTTTCTTCTCCTCGATCTTTTTTATTCCGGTCTGTTCCGGTTCTTAGGATTGCCAATTTATTCACTTGGCCAGTGTAATCGTACAAGCGGTTTTATGCCATGCTTCGGGCAATAAAAAAGCACCCTTGTTCAGGTGCTTTGATTTTCATTTAACTAAATATTCGCCTTTTGCCATTCGGCATATTATATATTACAATATCTATTACTGGCCATTAGAGAATTTCTTCTTAAAGTCATTCTCCACAAATTCACGTTCTTCCCATGTGAGAAACTTTAAAGGACAAAGATCATGGTCATTATCATTTTCATTTTCACTGTTCACTAGAGCATTCCAGTATTCATCAAATTTTTCCACAAAATCAAAACCCAATCTGCTATTGATAGACTCATACGAAACCATTTTACTCCTCCTTTACAACTTCTCTATTTTTACGCCAATTGCTTCTTCTATGTCTGTAAAAAACTCTTCTATACTACTATATTTCTTTATATTACTATATTTCTTATCATAGAATTTGTCAAACCTATTTTCATAAGTTATTTTATCAAATTGATTCAACGCCCTACTAACAGAATATTTATATATATCACCATTGTGGCATGCTATCAATCCGTATTTATATCTTCTATTGTACGCCAACATTAAATCGCTAAAACTTGGCAATGTGCTTTCAGGATGGTTATGTATTGCTATTATTGTATCTGGCAAACTGTTATGTAACATCTTAAGCATCCTTTTTGACGCTTTTACCTCTTTTTTCTTATTATAATCTGTCCTGCTTAACACCTCCATAGTATTAGGATTTATAAAAATTAAGTCCTCAAAATGTGTTCCACTTCTATGTTCAAGTGCTTTCCTACACTCTTTCTTTGCAACTCTTGTAACTTCATTATTCTCGTTCAAGTTCTCGAATTTTTTATCGTAATCATTCGAATATATAATCTTCCTATTAATTTGAGTGCTGCGTTCTATCCCTTTATATCCGCGTTCATTTTCAACAAATTTCAAATCCCACTCTTTATAAGTCATATCGTCCGGCACATAATAGATATCTCCATTCTCATCTCTCGCTGCTCTTTCAGCATTTTTGTTCCACTCATCATTAAAGTATGGAACGGTGGTTGTACGACAATTCACATGAAATGGTGGAGCATTTACACCAATTTGCCTTTCAGACATTTTAAATACTTTGCCATCCATATCCTGGCATATCTCTGATGTATGGGAATCAAGAGTGGCTACAATCTCATATTCTTCTACTCCTAATTCTTTAAAACAATCTTCCTGCCCCCTGCTTGCAAATGCAGCAGATTCAGTCATCACAAGCCTTCCCGCTGCTGTCTTAGAAACATCAAGTTTCTTTGACATGGCATTTATTATCTTGCCGGGATCTTTACCAAGGATTATACCTTGCGTAAGTGTTGTGTTTAATTCATTAATTAACTTTTGTTTATTACTCCAAACACGGTCCGAAAAATTTTTGCCATCAGGTGCCCAAGGCCTGTTTAATATTTTATCAATAAGCGTTTGATTAAATGCAGCAAGAGTATAACCAACTCCCGTACCTTTTTGAATCTCAAAAGCAGTATGTAAATATCCGGCGCTGTATACAGCCCTCATAGCTTTGTCTATTCCATCCAGTTGATTTCCAAATACAATTTCAACCTGTTGTTGCACTTGGAGTTTTAAGGCCTCTAAACGGCTTATGTGGGCCTTTGCGGAGGCATTCTCAAGCTGTTTCATCCACTTCCCGTCAATGGCGTTTTGTTGGCCATACTTGATGTACTCATTAACATCCCACTTTAATTCTGCAAGTTCTCCGGATGTTAAAAGCCTTCTTGCTTCCTGCATTGTAATGCCGTTATTCACAGCGAATCTTTGATACCACACTGAAATCTGACTTTCAATCTCTCTTTGCGCTTTTCTATACTGCTCTTCAATTTCTCTATATGTTACAGCTCCCTTGTCATGACAAATCTTTTCTATTTGTTCAAATCTGTCCTTCCAGTAATCAGCTGTCTTCATCATTCTTCTCCGTAGCTTCTATTGGCTCCTTGTCTTCGTCAAAGGGATTGTAATTTATTTCGGTCGCTTCTTTTTCTTCCGCAAGCTTGTCAAGTTCATCCTGTGCATTTTTAACCCAAGGATGATTTCTAACAATCGTTTCGGTACTTATAATACCTGTAGACTGTTGAGCAATCTGTGCAGTCTCCTGGTCGTTCTGGACCTTTGTTCTTGCCCACGTTTGCAACACAACATCATCTTTTATCGGAATATTTAATACTCTGCAGATACACCTTATAAATCGCCCAAACGAAGGCCTGAATTCTGTTTCAAGTAGCCCTGACTTCAATTCCAGTAGGGAGTACAAAAACTGCAGGGCCACACCTGAACTATTCCCAAAGTTTTGAGGATCCGGATCAATACCCATACCCTGCTCAAATATACACTTGCGTGTTGTAGTTAAAAGCTTTTCTCTTGCATCTACCGGCAAATCAATGGTTAATGTTGATACGCCTGAACCATCACCTTGCTCGTTGTCAACTTTTATAGTCTTGTAATACTTTAAGTCTGATAGGAATTCATTCAAATCTGTACCGCCGTAATTTGTCAGTACGAATATTACTTCCTGAATGTCCTCAAGGTCATTTACAAATCCACTGAATATCTTGCAATAAACATCAATTAAGGGCTTTATGTTCTTCAAGTCGTCTGTATGCACATTGTTGTTATCGAATGCAAAGAACGGCACTTCTCCCAAATCATGCGAGTATTCGTTTGATACTTCGCTTATTCCGTTGATTTCTACAAAGAACTTAGGATACGTCTCTAAATTATCCTTTACCGCTCCTCCTGCAAGAACTCTGTATGCTGCACATTCTTTATCGTTCCACAACTCGTATACATCGAACTCGTTTCCATCATCATCTATTTCATGATAAACCCTTAATACTCCAAGTAGTTTTCTGTCTAAAGACTTTGACCAAATCGGCTGTATTTGCTCTGAAGGCACTACAGCATACCTGTAATTTCCATCATCTGCAGACTTCCACACATGAATCCATCCTGTTTTCTTGTTGGAAGCCTCAATACATAAATCCTTGCATATCTTAGGGTACTTATCACTCAAGAAGGCACTCAAAGCCTTATTAGAGCTTTCTGCTCCGATATCAAAAACAGGCGGTTCCGTAAACAGATAGGATGCCTTTTGGTTAACCAACAATCCATGAAAATTAAAAGGAATACGGTTATCCGCATTCCTCATAGGCTGTTCTATATCTCTTGTAACAAGCTCTCCATTTCTGTCTTTTTCGACTCTTTCCTGCTTCTTCTTAGGTTCAGACAAAATATCAGTCTCATTTTTATAGTATCTTTCCGCCCTCAAAGCCTCAGCTTGATACTTCGCATGAACATCCGCATATGAAAGTATTAGTTTTTTAACAATTTCTAATTCCACAATCAATTCCCTCATTTCATGATAGATAAGCCTGAAGGCTTTCTAATAATCGTATATCCAAAGTATCTTACTGCATCCATTGCATGGTCAAATACCTTTACGGGTTTATCTTCGCCTCTATCTGCCGCTTTCTCATCCCAAACATATGATGCAAACTCTTTTAAAGTCATTTCACATTCCGTACTAATCTTTACCTTTGGCTCTTGTAATAGCGAAGCAAAGAACCTTATCCCGTCAAGCACGTTATTAACAGCCTTTTTCACTCTGTATCCTCTTTTCTTTAGCTCTGCAATAAAAGATGCAGCAGATGGATCCACAACAATTCTTTGTAGTTTGATACCGTTAAGCCATCCTTCTAAGTCATCTGCATACTCTGTATCAGTTTTTTGTATGTCGCTGTCTCTTCCTGAATAATAGTACTCTTTAATGCAATACCAAATGTCATCAAAACCTTTTCCCCACAACAGGAAAACTGTAGCATTTTGAGTACCATAGTCACATGATACATAATAACTGTTCGGCTGTACCGGCGGAATCTCTTCGGGCTTCACTGTATGTTTCTCTTGGTCAAACATGTCATATATAAGACCTTCAGCCATTACCCAGAGTCCTAAAATGTATCTCTTAAAGAAAACTCCAAAATACATACTTTTATAGCGGTTTTTGATATGCTCTGATAAAGATGGATTATCATCCATTGTAAAGTGAAGATGTAACAAGTTCTTTTCCACAATCTTATCCAGCCACTTAACTTTAAACCAATGATAAGGCGAACCGGGGTTACAGTTAAACCAAAACTTTGAGCCATCCACAGAACAACGTCCTGTAGCCTGATTGACAAACGATTCAGGCATCAAGACAACCTCGTCAAAAAAAGCTCCTGCAGCAGTTATACCTTGCACTAAGTCTTGAGATGCTTCATCCTTACCGCCAAATACAAAGTATTCATTCTCTCTACCATTTTTGCTGATAGTTAAATAATTTTCTGAACGGTGGTCCTGTACAAAATATCCCAAAGTTGCAAGCATCTTTTTAAGTGGTCCAATAACATTTCTTCTGCAAGAACCTACCGTCTTACCTGCTATTATAAAATTCTCGCCATCAAAGCATTCCATTGACCAAGCAATATAGGCCATTGACATACTCATTGTCTTTCCGGATCTAATTGCTCCATCAGCTATAATTCCATCATGCTCTTTGATTTTATCTGCAATCCACCATGTCTGAACTTTTAACTGCTTTTTAGACGGTGAGACAAACTTAAAAGGCTTGTTTCTTTTAACTGCTTTCATCATCCCACACCTTATCTGCTAATCCCTTCAAGGCATCAACGTATGAGCTGTCAATTTCTTCGGGACTACTTGTCACAGTCTTTGCTTTTAATGCCGCAATACGTGCCTTTTGTTCCTGTTTGTCCAGTGTCGTTTTATTCTGCCCAAGTAAATCACGGATTTCTTTAAAGGCTGAAACCGCATTCTTATTGCCCGGATCCGCTGCAATATCTATAAGCGACTTAATCATCATTTCAGATATATCTCCGGTAATCATGCCTTCTGCTATCTTTCGCAAATCTGCTTTTCTTCTACGGGCGACTCCTGAAGCTTTACCGCCTTTTCTGCCACTTTCTCTTGCTTCGTCCTCGCTTCGCTCACTAAACGGTATTAAGTTATCCTGCCCATTTGCCACTCACCTCACCTTCCTATCTGTCTAATTCGGCAACAAAAAAGAAGGCTTTCACCTTCATACTCTAAATTTATCTTGATACGACCCGATAGCCACGATATTGTCCTTATCTTTGTCTATCCAGTCAGGTACATTTCCGTAAAATATTATCTTTTTAGGCTTTAGACATTTCTGCATTTTAGTATACCCATCATAAAACAGCTGTGTAG